GAGAGGTTTGCCCTACCACTGGTACGCCTCATCTTCAAGGATTTGTTGTGTTCAACTCTAACACTCGCCGCAATGCCGCCAAGCTCCTTATCTCCCACCGATGCCATCTCGACCCCGCTCGTGGAACGCCGCAAGAAGCCTCCACCTATTGCAAGAAGGACGATGACTTTGAGGAGTTCGGATCGTTACCCGCATCCCGCGGTCGTCCCTGCACCGCAAACCTTGTGCTCGAGTACATCCAAGCCCAAGACCGTCGCCCAACCAGATCTCAAATCAGTTTGGCCTTCCCTAAACTCGGACTTTACTGCGGACGGATTGAATCGTTTATCGACGATGTCTGGGACAAGCCCTATGTTTGCCCAGGTGAGTTCCGTCCCCATCAGCAACTTCTCCACGATCGACTTCAAGAACCTGCCGACGACACCACCGTCATCGTCGTCATCGACCCTGTCGGAAATACCGGAAAGTCTTGGTTCACTCGGAAGTACTTCAGCCTTTACCCAGCGGACGTTCAGTTCTTGGGTGTCGGTAAGTCCACCGACATCGCCCATGCTATCCAGCCAGACAAGCGAGTCTTCTTCATCGACGTGCCGCGAGACAGCGCGCAGTATCTCCAGTACCCACCCTTAGAGAAACTCAAGGACCGCATCATCTTCTCCCCCAAGTACAACAGCTGCACCAAGATGTTGGAGCACAATGTTCATGTCGTCATCTTCATGAATGAACGTCCTGACATGACTAAGTTGAGTGCTCATCGCTGGGAGATCATCAATTGGTTAAACCTCTAAGTATAATTTTAATTATAGTAGATATTTATTTATCTTAATGCCTTAAAAAGCGTTTTTAAGACTAAAAAGCGTAACTGCCTTGCCAAAGGGGATGGAGGATTGAAATATTCCGGTGTCGAAGAGAGGCAAGATTTCAAAAGGAGGAAGGGGGTCTCTCCCAGTATTCGCGAAGCTAACCTAACTTTACCCCAACGAGAGGTCATTCAAACAAACTAAGGCAATGCCGGTGAGGGCCTTACCAGTAAGGCCCGCCGCAGGCGCGAAATTTTTTTTAGTCGTAATTAATAAAGCGTTTTTAATAAAAAGTATTTAATCATCGATGTAATACAGACGGACAGTCCTCTGGAGGTTGTAAACTCCAGCCACAGCAACTGTACCAGATGTTTGACCAACACCATCCATCCAGTAAGTTAAGAATGGCATAGGCTCATTCACTGTGCCATCTGTTGTGAATGTGAACTGACGGACCATCTTCTGATAGAACTTGACATGTCTCATGCTGGGTGTGTTTGGTAAATGTTGTGTGGATGACGCATCTTCAGTTTGACTTGCTACCAAGATCTTCTTATGCATAATGATTTCATATCTATCCTTGTTAATGGGACGGTTGAACAACCACCAGCTGTTGATAGGAGCGAAATCTAGTTCGCGAGTTGTGTCCCAGTTTCGGAAGAACCCTTCTGACACAACATCTTGCGTCTTACGTGGAATCACGATCGCAATATTTAAATACGTCGCATAGGCTTGTGCAATATGACGTATATGGAAATCAACTGCGAACCCTCTAGTTGTAATCCGTAAACCTTCACGTCGATCGATTTCATCGGCTGACGTTTGGAGAGGTACTTCAATCAGAGTATACTTGTATTGGGTTCTCGTCGCTGCTGCAGACGGGTTATTATCATCCAAGATCAAACGTGTCTTAAGTGGAATAGTTTTGTCCGGTTTCTGACCGGCTAACTTTAATCGTGTCTGCTTTGATGACCGCTTAGACCCACGACTACGAGTTCGCTTTCGTCTTACACGTAGACTTGAACGCCGGTAGTTGGAAACCTTACGGCGCTTACGGCCAGAGCCACTTACGTATGCTTTACGTTTAAAGAGTATCATATCAAAATTATGACTGCACCGGTCGAGGTGCGGTGCGGTCCTACATGAATTTCTATGGGCATGGCCTAGTATTACCCATGCCCTAAATATTAGCACCGTTATTGTGCTAATTTCTAATTCATCCCACAATCCCAAACACGCGGCCATGGAAGACCTTTCTCGAATTCAGCAGGGGACTCGCTGGGTGTTCACCCTCCATAATTATTGTAATGAAGATATCATCAATTTGACTGCATTGGGTTCTCGTGTCAAGTACCTTGTCTTTGGTCGAGAGGTTTGCCCTACCACTGGTACGCCTCATCTTCAAGGATTTGTTGTGTTCAACTCTAACACTCGCCGCAATGCCGCCAAGCTCCTTATCTCCCACCGATGCCATCTCGACCCCGCTCG